TCAAGGTAGTAATCTGATGGATCTAATATCATTTGAAACAAGCTCATCCCATAGATGTCTTCTGATTTCATACATTGCGTCTATTGAATAGTCTGCCATTATAGGGCCCCTCCAAATTCTTTCATCAAAGCTGAATCAGCTTCTGTTCTAATAGTATTTGGGGAAAAGGAATATCTAACCTTTTTAATTGATGCTGGTGCATTTAAAGATTTAATAATTTTTGTACTAAATATCTGTTGAAATCCTGAATTTTTAATTGCTGAATTTACAAGTTCTCCAGAGAAGTATCTGGAATAAGCTAAATCAAATTGATTCTTTACTCCGCTTCCGCCAGGTCTTTTAACGAGTACTGAAGCTCCCTTAGGCATAAATACAGTTTGTCCATTCATTTCAAATACTAAGCGTTCTGCGGATTTAGGTCTAATAACAATAGGCATTCCTGTTTCCATGACTCTAGCCTTGTTTGCAAACTTATATTTATTTCTTTGCATTTTGTTTTTTGATGGAACATTTGATCTTGATAGTTTAAATTCATAATTAACCTTAAAAGCAAGACCTGGAGCATTTGTAGAAGTTAATTTAAACAAACGAGAAGTTGGCTTTCCAGTTCTATTCCATTCGTACACGTGGTGGAGCGATCTTGGAGATATTCTTGCTTTTGCATCAACATACTCACCAAACTCTTTTTCAATTTGATTAAATATTGTTGTTTTAAATAATTTTTGAAAACCTTTGTTTTGTTCAAGCTTTGCAAGAACATTTGCTTGATAATAAAGCAATGCAGATACTTGTGCAACCGTACTATCTTTTATTGGACCATTTTGTGGCACTCCAACCATCAGTCTTTCTAGACCGCTGGCTGCTTGAAGTAAAGCCACATTAGATTCCAATTTGCTGATTCTCCGATCTCTTTGCGCTGCTGTTATATCCTAATACGTTTCCAAAAGGATCCATTATTGGAGTAGAACCGACAATTTCAAACACAGTTGGTGTGTCTGAAGGATAGTCTAATTCAGTCCAAAGATACTGACCATTTTTATTTCTTATATTAGTTATTTTTTGTCTTAAACTTAACTTAGACACTGTTCTAATTTGTAAAGTTTGTTCGTTTTTGTATTTGTTATTTATAACCTGCTGATCGCTTCCTCTAACAGAAGTTGAATTTCCTATGACAGATTTGACGTGGCAATCTATTGTTGATGAATAATTCCACTCACGTTTAATTGCTCCAGTGTTTATATCTTGTGTGTCAGATTGAACATACACGTCCAACTGCATAGGCATTACAGAGGTTATGATGTCCATTTAGAATGCCACCATGCCATTGAGGACATATGGTGATAACAACTGATCTGCATACAGATTTCCAGTTCCTCTGTGAGCATCTTCCATAAAATCAAATTTCCAATCAAATGTACTTATTGATTTTACATATTTATTTCTCCATGCCGAGTCTTTTTCGAAGAACTGACCTATTAAAACTATACATGCTTCTTCAACATTGTCTGGAACTGAACTCCACCCAAATCTTCCTGCAACGGTGTATCTTGCATCTTTTTTAAATGCTCCGTGAAATCCTCTATCGTTTATTGATGGAGGAATATATCCATTAGCGGTGTAAATTGTATTGTCGTATAAATCCTGTTTATTTACCCTTACACCAAATCCAGACTCTGAGATGATTGGATCATATATCCAGTTGTTTACATTATTTATTTTATCAACAAGGAGTATGTCATTTTCATACAACTCATGCACTTCATGTACCTTAAATGGCATAGGCAAAATGTCAGATCCGTAACCATAAACTATCTGCGTGTCGTCATATAGATAAAAAAATTGAGCTGTATAAATTTCAATTAATTTTCTTGCATACTTTTCTGCCATTTGTATCTCATGATACGTTCTGTAATTTGGATCAGATGGGTCTGTACCAATATTTAAATCCTCCCAAACGTCTGAAAGGTTTGCATACGGAGTTACCACATCTGTATAATATGTGTGAGCTGCATCGTTTCCGTCAACAGAATAAGACCATACGATCTTAAACTTTCTATTTCTTAAACAATATTCAAGAGGTATAACAATTTGATACGTTCCTGCATCTGTTTCTAGTTTGGTTGCTTCCAATACAGTTACGGGCGTATTTGGATTAACAGCTGGATTTATTGTATTGTCCTCTGTTATATCATAGATTGTTGCTATAACGTCATCATTATCAGCATCAACTATCTCTCCGCCCCAAAATATTTTTGTTTTTATTGGAGCTGTTTGGTCCTTATAAATCTCAGCCATTTAAAATGCTTAGCCGTAGAACTCCTGTACTTCTTTAGGCGTTGCTAAACGGAAGCCCCCCTCTTTATCAAAAATTTTCTGAGCTTGGTCTTCAGGCATTGCAACAAATGGATGGTCCTTTGTAAAAGTATGACCCATAATGTCATAACGCATGTTTGCTCGTGTCATTCTAACCAATACAGAATCTGCTGGAACCTCATCCTTAACATTAAACTTAGGCAAAATCTCGATCTCCTCTGTATTTTCAGCAACCTCTTTAATTGTTGCTTGATATACGTCCCATGTGACGCCCTCTTCAGCCATCGCTGCAATTATATCTTGTTTGTTCTTTAGGCCTTCCGTGTCAACAGCAAATTCGGTTGCTATTGTTTTCAGCTCTGCTACCTTTAGTTTGTCAAATGACATATTTTCTCCTTACTCTAGGTACATTAATTATAGCATTAACAAATTAAAATGAAAAGCCCCCTAATTTTATTTAGGGGGCCTCCAATGGTTATCTTAAATTAATTAAGAAGCAACCTTGACGTTCTTTACAACGACCCAAGCGTCTGCCTGCTCGATCTGAACACCAACACGAGTATACATTGTGTACTCGATTGAGTCCTTACGAGGCCAGAAGAAGCGGTAAACAGTTACGTCACGCTTGATACCAATAACTACGTTATTTGGGAATGTCAAGTGGATGTCACCGTGTGAACCAGCTGCGCCTGAATAATCGCCAGACTGTGTTTCTGGTAGAAGAGGAACTTCTACAATTGGGATACCGAATGCGTATGGTGCAACGTATCCTGCTGGGCCACCAAGAACAGGAACATCACCACGGATGATGCCAGAAGCAATATCCTGTGGGTTAACGTTCTGAATGTTCTGTGATGTGCTGTATAGATAATCCTGGATCAAGTTTGAGCCAGAAAGGAAGCGAAGGTCTGTACGACGTTGCTTGTACTTACGTGGAAGTGCCTTCAATGCGCTGTTAAATACAGCACGAGAAATATTAGCACCCTCTGCGTCAACTACGTGACCATAAGACTTAGCCTTCTTAACTGCGCCATCAAAAGACTTGTAAAGTGCATCGCCTGTAAGATCCTCATCACCGTTAAGGATAACATCTTCGATGTCATTTCCTGCCTGTGTTGCCATCATACGTGCAATGTGATCTTCTAGATCTGCACCCTCAATATTGTCTTCGAGTGACTCTGTTGAAAGCTCCCAGTCCATGCGTAGCTTCTTAGTTGTAAGAGAGATCTTTGAGAAAGTTACTCCGCTATTTACAGCAGTGTTCTCTCCTTCAGATGCAAGCTTTACAAGCTTCTCTCCGATTGACATACGATCAATCTCTGTTGTATCAGCTTTCATTCGGACAGTACGTGCAACCTTACCAATTACGGTAGCATCGAACATATAGTCTAGGAATCTAGCTGACTGTTCTGGGTTAAGGAGACCACCATTTCCGTTTTCGGAAGCTGTGTGAACGCCTGAACCACCTGTTGATGAGCCGAAGCCTGTTGATACTGTTGTACCAGCTGCTGCAGCCTTTTCTAACAATTCATTACTCATTTATTTTCACCTACCCTATTAGTTGAAGATTTCATTTACGGAACCGAGGAAAGCACCGTGCCATTTTGAATTTGACTTTGTTACTACCTCTGATCGGCCAAGATCTGAGGACTTCTTAATTGCGGTTTCGCCTTCTACAGCATCCACACGCTTTTGAACACCTTCGATGGTGCCCTTGATTTCTGTCACAGCTGCACTAAGTGCAGTGTGCTTTTCTGCTAACTCTGTGATTTGAGCATTTACACTCTTGCTGAATGCCTCAACAGTTTCTTTGATTTCTGAAACCTGAGCAGCATTAGCTTCTGTTGCTTTTGTCACTGTCTCTGAGAAAAAGCCCTTTAGGTCGCCTAGCATTTTTGCAAAATCAGGTTGTTCAACCTCTTCTGTTGTTTCGGCTGCTTTTTCAACGGAGTCGGCAGGAGTTGTTTCTTCTGAAACGATATCAGATTTTTCAAGATCTGCTTCTGCTACTGCATCCGCAGGAGTTGAATCTGCATCAGTTGCCTCTGCAACTGGCGCCTCTGATACTGGTAGAGCTTCTTCTACTACAGCTGGAGCTTCTACTACAGCTTCAGCTTCTTTGTTAACATTAAGCTTTTCCATCTCATTACCTCCTTCTACGTTTGCCTGTTTTGCTATTTGTACTTCAGGCAACGGTAATCTTGACTTCTGAAATGAAGCAAGAATCTTATCTATTTCTTTCGCTTTATTTATATCTGAACTTTCTACCCAACCAATTAATGTTGCAGGCTTACCGCTGATTGGTGAGTTAAAAGTTTTTTCTGTTGACATGAAGATTGAATCGCTATCTTCACAATAAAAAATATTTTCTGTAACAACTTCTGCAGCCATTCCTTTAAAAACAAGTTGTCCATTTGATTTAGAAATTGAAAGAACATTGCAAAGCTGGTTTGCTGGAGAGTCAACAATTGACAATTCAATTAGTTCATAGTTCTTGATAAATCTAACTTGCTCTCCTGTTGACTTGTTCATTTCGTTATCTGCTTCTAGAATCTTTCCGCCAATTGAAAAACCAGAAAGAGTGCCATCAAGAACTTTTTCCCAAGTATCTTGTGCACCCTTTGAAACGTATACGTCTACGTATACTCCGTTATAAAACTCTTTTGTGTCTTGATCATAGTAAGTTTCTGGTCTGAATGAAACCATCTTACCGACAGCTGTTGCGCTGTGCATCTCACGAATATTGCCTCTGAAATTTTCAAAAGCTTTTATGCTTGCTTCAGCAAGTACAACGTCACCTGTCTGGTCAACATTGTCTAATGTTGCAAATCCAGATACGGTTCTTTTTTCTTTATTGACCTTAGCAAACGGAACCGACAAATATACATTGTCGCCATTGCTAGACCAATGGGCCTTTTCAATATTCATATGCTTAATTTTATACGGTTATTTACTATAACGCAAATAGCAGTTGAGTAAACCTATTTGACTTTAGGTCCGTCCCCCTTGGCATTTCTTCCTTCGCCAGATTTGTCTGGGGCATTATTTGCACGAGCTCTGTCACGAGCTCTATTTCCAGTGGACTTAGCTTGCTGATCTGCCACCTGCTGTGGCTTTAATTCTACTGGCTCGTCTCCACCTTCAATTGGAACCATTCCTTTTCTGATACGAATTTCATTTGGAACAACTACCTTCATTCTCAAATAAATTTCATCAATGCGGCTTTGTGTCTCTTCGTCTGTCAAACTTAATTCATTGAATTTTAATTCAACAACGTCTGTCTTTTCAGCAATTAAATAATTAAGCTTTTTCTCAAGTCTATCCTGTGCAGGTCTGCAAACTTGCTCTTTAAATGTTTTATCCGCATCACGAGCATTTGCTAATGAAGCGCCTTCAGGTAAACCAATTTTATTTATTGGAACACGATGTGCTAATAGTATTTCATCTCTATTTGTCTTACGATAAATGTTAAATGAAGACTCTTGCTCTCCCGCCTCAATAGGCTCCATCTTAAATTCAACTTTTGAATCAGGGCTATCTGCAGGCAAAGGAATATAAAGTGATCTATGGTTTTTGCCCTTAAGACCTACCTGGAAAAATTCAAGCAATTTTCTTTCTGATTCTGGTGAAAGTTTTGCACCCTTTACCGTAATAATATATCTTGGTACGGCTTTATTTTCAAAATAATCAAGGTTATATCTTCCAGCAAATTCATTTCCTGCAAGAGCTTGCTGAGCAGCAATAATATCTGGAACACCGTAATAATTATTCATTGGAGTATATTTCTTTAAATGAATAATTTCATTTGGACGATCTTCTTGTCCAGCAATTGGATTTGGTGTTTCTAGGTCGCCAAAATTTCTAAAATATACAGCCTTGCCATAAAGCAATTGAACAAATCCATCACGCAAACGTCGTACACGCATTGTTTTTGCTGGTATATGACCGATATAGCCTATATCTCCAGCTGTGGTACGTCCGATCTCTATGTAACCGTTTCCAGTCGCCTCAAGGTCGGTGTAGGCCTTTATAAGGGTTTCTGTAAACGACTCTTCCTCATTACAATCGTCAAGCCATTTATCTAAGCCCATTTTAATTCTATTAATTTTTGCACGAGCTCTCTCAAGTTGTTTATCATCTGTAATTTGATCTAATGCATCTTTTGCTTTTGATGTTTCATGAAAAGTATAACCTAGTCCAACTATATTTGAAACCTTGGCATTAACTGCAGCATAATTATATGTTGATATTTCATAAACTTGTGAAAGATATTCTAAATTGTAAGTTGGTTCAACGAGGTCAAACATTGCATAGCCAGTGATTGCCTGTTGTAATAGATTTTGTTGAGTTGAAACTCCGCCTACGCCAGTAAATGCTTTTGAAAAATCTCTGCTAATTTTTCTTCTAAATGTGGGGCCAAGTCCTCTTAGTTTTTTAACATCTTCAATGCCTATTTTAAATGGGTCGTCATGCTCTTTTTCTTTTTTAAAAGAAAACCAATCTCCAGTGTTTGAGATCTCAATTGTATTATCATCTTGAGAATAATCGTCTTCTACAAACTCTGCTCTCATTGTACTTTACCGTCCCTTAAAATAGAATCTTTGTATACGCCAATATCCAAAGGATCTGGGGTCAATCCCCACTCAAGTCTTTGTTTTTGATATTCGTACTCTTCGTCGTCAATCTTTCTGCGTCCAGAAAGAAATTTAGGCCTGCCCTCATATATACCGTACGAGCGAACCTCTCTAGCCAAAGCATCCATTCTTGATTTGTTTCCTTTTTTGGATGTGACTGACAAGAAGTTTCCATCGTCGTCTCCTATCCAACGTCCGTCTGGCATTTCCCATACGTATATGCCTAGCGTTGTTTCTTCAATATACTGAGATTTCTTATTTAATATTTCCATACTGTCTCTATTCTACCATTAAATACTATCAAAGTCCATCTTTTTGTCAGGCTAAGTGACAAAAAACTATATATTTGTCGCTAGAGGTTGTCTTTCTACAATGTAAAAAGCTGTTCCGTCCTGTCCAGCAACACTCTCTGCTAGTGACAGGCTGGTATCATTAATTCTTGTCGAATATCTATCCGTATATAGTAGGTAATGATTATATAGCTCAGACTCTAGCAGTTCAGAATCATATAGGGCTATGTTAGTATATACATTGGCCCCGCCGTACTGAGAATCATCTTGATTTTGATTAAACTTTATATTTAAACCGCAGTCGTCTTCAAGCACAATAGCCACGTGATGCTGGTACCCACTGATAAAATGATCTGAGATATTTGTGTGTGATGTAACATCTATTCCATTTATATGTACATTTAATACATTTGTCGAATAGATATTCCCGCTTGAGTCCCATCCATAAATTGCATCTTGCGTACTAAATAGTACGTTGCTGCCACCATCTGGCGTAAATATCATTTCAATAGTTTTTACATTTTCTGAATAGTCTGTACTAAACCCATGTCCGTCATACATCTTTAACCCATTCATTTTGCAATAAGATAGGTTTAAATGATTTTTATGAGGTAATCCATAATCATAATCTGAAAAAACTCTTGCACCAGAGTTGTCTGAATAGCAGTCTTTATCGCTGAAGAATAACAATCTAATTTTTCTCAAAGTTGGAAAATATTTACTTGTATCAGAAGATGTCATAGTGACCCTAATATATAAAACGTTTTCTATTTGATTATCGTTTTTATTAAAAAATGGAAGTGGCATAGAATTTTCACACTCAATCCAATTTGTTTCATCTATGCTTGCTTCCACAGTTATGCCGTAAGAATCGTCATCAAAAAATATTAAAGATGAGGATATGTTTAAATAATCTGGAACAACAATAGAATCTGTAAAACTAAAATTTGCTGTAGAAGGAATATCTGTTTGCTTTATATAAATAGACTGTTGATCTAAAGATACCTCTACATTTGAATCTGCAAAATAATTCCATGGTTTAGCTTTGGGATATTCGTACTCAAAAACAGTTGTTGTTTTATTTGTATTCATTGAGAACAATACACCACCGTCTGGATTAACAATTTGCGTTGTTGGTGTTTCTACATTGCCTGCGTTGTAATGATTTAATATTTGAGACTGAGATAATGTTTTTTTATAAAATGCTAATCCATCAATTACAAAAGTTTCATTAGATGGGCCACACGCAAAATTTACAACATCATTTGTAAATAAAAAATTATTTAAAGATTTATTTTGCTTTAAAACTCCATCTATATATAAATAAATGCTAGAAGCTGTAAATGATGCAACTATATAAAGTGCTTCTGTTGTTACAACTGTTTGAGATATGCTTTGTCCTTGCACTGAAAATGTTATTGTTCCATTTTCATAAAATAAGCCTATATTATTTGTACTATCTGCAATAAGTGGAATTGACCCATTTGTTGTTTGTGGTAAAGATGCCCAAACCTCTATGGAAAACTCATCATCAGCATATGTGCTATTTGCTATTCCTTTTACTGGAAAATGTAAAATTGTAATAGGACGAACCTCAGTTCCTCTTATAGCTCCTGATATAATTGGAAATATTTCTTTGTCTGAGGCGTCTGTAGCAAAACCATCAAAACCGTTTCCTGAAGAATCCCACACGGGCATTCCGCTTAATGTAGCATAAGAAACGCCATTATCCTTTAAGTCTTGATATGTTGCAAATTGTGACAATATACTTGTATAATTTGAAGAGTCGCCTGAACGAACTTCTTCCAACATGTAAAGCGCTAAAGGATTGTCTTTTAGTATTTTATACTTATAAGACATTTTAAGCCTCTAAAGCTTCAACTCTTGCTGTAAGCTCTTGAACTGCTTTAATTAGTGGTGCAATGAATTCTTCATATCTAAGCGCTTGTTCTGAATTTGAATCAGATTTATCTAAAAGAACCCAACCAGCAAAATCTTCTACGCCTGTGGTATCTATTACAGATTTTACTTCTTGTGCAATTAACCCCCAGTGTGTTCTAGAACCTGGAATAATGTCACCGTATTGATCTCTTCCGCCTTCTATAAATTTATAACTTACTGGACGTAAAGAATTTATAAAATCAAGTCCGAGGGTGGAATCTTGTATATCTGTTTTTAATCTTAAATCTGAGGTGTTAATTGTTCCAGTGTTGGAATAAATTGTTTTCCAAAATTTGTTGGTAGTTACCCCTAATCCAGCGTCAATCGGCTGTCCTATAGAAACATAATTATTTGCTACTGGAAACCAATTTGAGTTAACGCCGTACGATGAACCTGGAATTGGAGCTGGAAATGAAGCAAGACCATTAATTGGATCAAGTGTTGCAGCTGCACCATCTGCTCCAGCTGGACCTTGGGGTCCTGTTGCACCTGTTGCACCTCGTGGTATTGTAAAGTTTAATACAACAGCACTTGATGTTCCAGAATTTGTAACTGATGCATTGGTTCCAGCAGCACCAGTTGTAGTTGATCCAACATTTATTGTTGCTGCTGCATCACCCTTTGGACCCTGTGGCCCTGTTGCTCCTGTTGCACCTGTATCACCTTTAGGTATAACAAAATTTAATGTTTGCGATGGAGATGTACCAGTTATTGTTGCGACTGCTGAAGAACCTGCAGCTCCTGTTTGAACTGTTCCAATTTGAAGTACATTTGATGGTCCTGCTGGACCGTCACCACCAATTATTCCATCTACGCCTCTAGGCAATGTAAAATTAAATATTGCATCTGTTTCTGTTCCAACGTTTGTAACTGCTGCAGGAACCGTTGATGCAACCGTAGTGATTGTTCCTATTTGAATTGTTGCAGCAGGACCTTGAGGGCCTGGATGAGCGTCTAAGTAAGCATCAACATCTGCTGCTAAATACGAAAGATCTCTAGGCACGTCTGGCGTGTCTGAATATTGTGGATATCTAAATCCTTTTCCTGTTGTTCCCATATCTTTAAATTATACCACCTTTTATTTACGCCAGAAACCTGGGGCCATGTATTTGATGCCGCTTTCGACTGGCAAAGACTCATGATAATATGGTTCTACCGAAGGAAATATAACTATACTTCCAGCTTCTGGTTTTATTTTAACGCCTTGCTCTCTAAAAAACAGTTCTCCACCCACATAGTCGTCATTAAGATATAAAACAACTGAAATATTAGGGTCATCACCATTTCCGTAATCGTCTACGTGGGGACCCATTGATTTTCCAGTTGAGTATTTGCTTACTGAAAGAGGAGTTAACGTGCCAATATTTATAGAATGCCGATTTGCATAGTCTTGAGATGCACCAACTATTGCCATGTTTAGTATCGTAATAATTCTTCTTACATCTGAATTTGAATCATTTTCAAGGTTGTCTTTAAATCTTTTTTGATATCCAAAAATATATGGAGTATCTCCACTTGCAGACCACTCTGTCCACTTGGGTATTTTTGAATTTTCGTCTAAGCTCTCGTCAGATCTTTCTATTAAAGATATAAGAAATTTTGGGTCGTCAATAACATTTTTATAATAAGAAATTTTTTCAAAATCTTCATATAAAAAATTAGGCATATTTGTTACCCTTTAACCATTCTTCTTTTTGTTTTGCCTGTTCAATTCTTACTTGCTTTTCTTCTTCTTTCCATCTTTCTAATGTTTCATCATCATAAACTAGATCTGCAAAATCCCAAAATGATACCATTGTATATCTTGTACCTTTTGTTATTTCTGAAACCCCATGTATATTTTCATATCCGCCAGGGAAAACGTAGTATGAGTACGCATTTGGCTTAAATGACAAATATGGCTTCATTTCATTGTCTTTATCACAAAAATATAGTTCTCCGCCTTCATAATCATTATTAAGATATAAAATTCCAACATATTTATTTATTTCAAAAGCATTAGGCTTGCCTTCGTTATCTGAATTATCTGAATGTGGGCTTGCAAATCCGCCCACGTCCCATTTTTGAGCATGTGAAGTATTTGCCCTAACTTCTCTTCCAAAGATCAACTCTACTGATTCTTTGTATTTATTTTTTAACTTTTCAAAAAACTCATCTGGTAAACCAAATTTTTGCATTGTTTCAGAATCTGTTTTTATTCCTTTTCCTGAAGAACCGTAAAATGCAATATCTCCCCATTCGACATCGCAATTTTCAAAAAAGTTTATCATTTTTGGCACAATGTCTGGATCTATAAAGTTTGGTATCTCAACAATTTTATTTGTATATACTCCTAGCTTACCTGCTTTTTCTTGTGGCACTTCTTCGTCCTGAAGAACAACAAATTTATCTTTATCAAGTATTTCAATAATTCCGTCTTTCATATTTTTCCTTTTCATTTTATGTGTGCCGTCGCAGTATGGGTATGCATTTGACCTTCCGCATGTACACTGTCTCATAAATATTTACCGTTATCTTTTCCAAAATGGTGGTGTAACGACTCTGCTATAAACTGACCATTAAATTTTTCTGACTTGTATCTTTCCTTTTCCATTTCTTCCCACACTTCTGGACCATACTTTTTTTCATTGTCTAGCCATTCTTCTGATCCTTCGTATTGAAATTGCCAAAATGACCTAATCATATATCTGTCATTTCCTGTATTTTTTCTTACAGCATGATAATATGGTGGAGTTGACGGGAAAACTATAACGTCTCCCTTTCTAGGTTTATGAGAAACATACTCATCATTTATCTTAAAACAAATTTCTCCATTTTCATAGTCTTCATTTAGGTAGAACGTTGTAGTAATTCCAAACTTTATACCTGGATTATCTTTAAGTGGTTGAATAAAATCAGTATGGTAGTTCATTGCATAATTTTCAGATATACAAGCATCAGCAAAATATTTATTAACTGATGCAGAATTCTTAATCCAGTTTTGCAAAGACTCGTCTGGATATTTTTCAATGTAATTCTTTGTTACATTATAAAATATATCGCCTAGCTCTTTACATAGCTCTCCACGTAAAACGCTATTGCTATCTCCTAGGTCCCAAGCACGAGCATTATCATATTCTTCTTTTGTTGGAAAATTTTGAAAAGATATTGGGGATTCCTGTAAAGATAACATTGTTCCAAATGTATACCATTCTTCCCATCCTTCACACTCTAAAGATTTTTTTAAAAATAGATCTGGATCTTCAAAAACGTTTCTATATACAATTATTTTTGGATAAATTTCTATGTATTCTATATCTTTACTCATGGCTGTCTATCTCCAGTGTGTTTAAGTATTGTCCAAAAAAATGGAATTACGTATCTTATTCCGCTTGTAATTTCCGTTACACCATGTATAAAGTTCATATCTCCTGGGAAAAAGTACGCTGCGCCAGGCTTTGGTTTAAATTTAATATCTTGATTTGGAAAATATAATTCTCCGCCCTCATAGTCATCATTTAAATAAAACAACCCCGCTAGGTCGTACCAAGGAAAATCGTTTGGCTTGCCAGCATCTGGTCCTACATGTAATTCTTTGTCAGCATGGGGTTCTTGTCTATACCCCTCCATCCATCTAACAATAGCTGGACTAGTTGGCAATGCATCCACATCAAAAAATTTATCTACTTCTAATTTTAACCTTTGAACCATATCCTCAATGACTAAAGATATCTTTGGATCTATTTTATCTAGTATTGGCCTTGAAGCAACCCTGTTATCCCAATATGATGAATCGTATATAATTGTTCCGTTTTCATTATAGTGTGTTTCTGTTCTATCCCAGGTCGTTATACTCTTTGCAGCATCTAATAAAAAATCAAGTTCTTCTTTGGTCATAAAATTTTCTCTTGACTGAATCATTTCGACAGAGCTTCCAAAAAACCCAGAAGGCGTAATTGACTTTCTGTTATCCCAGTTTGACATATCGTTAGCTAGGTTGTTATCCATTATATCTCCTATTAAGAGTAGGTCCTTTTTGACCATACTAAATTCTTATACACTCCACCGTCGGGAACTCTATACTTTTTTGAATTTTCTATATTTTTTTTATATAGAGCAGAAGGCTTTTCTATTATAATTTCACTTTGCCAGTCTTCTCTTTTAAAAGGAATCATTTGTGCTATTGGAGTACCAGCAGGTAAAACTCCTGAAAATCCCTCTCTGATAAAAAATGGCATTGAACCCATTAGATTAACCTTATCATTATCAATGATACCGCTTGTGGTTAAAAATGGCAACTCAAATCTATTAAAAGGTTGAGTATAAAGAACACTATAACCTTCTGGAGTTTCTACTGCCCAGTCTGGCATCCAAGCAAAATGAGTTCTGTAATATCCTTCTGGATGTTGAAACTGAGGCATTGGATCACGTTTTGTAACAAAATCTTCATACTTTTTTTCAGAAACCTTTACAGAAATTGATTTAAAATCACCTAAATAAAATTCTATATCGCATGGAGTTTTTAATGTGTATCCAGTACCCATAATATCAAATATAGCTGGGCATGCCTTCCAGGTAGGAACCTTGCCTCCATCTGGGCCTATCCAATACTCTCCATCTGGTTTTTTTGCAAATCTATCTGCTTCACGAAACCACGAAGGTATGGTTTTTATTATTGGCTCTGGTTTCGAAATACTATCTTTCGTTAGCCAATCTCTGTTTGTAACAAATTTTATTATATTTGTCATTTAACCACTACACCTAGCTTTAAATTTTTAACTTCGTGTTCCCCAACCTTTTCGCCTTTTTCGTTTACCGCATCTCTATACCAGTCTGTCCACTCTCCGTTTTTTGTATGCTCAAAAGATGCTTCACCGTAGCTTCTTTGTGCATCGGCATATTCTTGTGTCATAATAAAATTTTCGACTTGAATATATTGATCTTTTAAGGCGGTTAAAGATATTGGCAAAATAGCTGCAATTGGAGTTCCTGCGGGAATTAAAACCTCCTCATTTGCAACACGTACTTGTATTGCAAGAGGCAACTCATTTGGATAAAAAGATGTAGATATAAGTGAGCTTATAACTTCAAAGTTTTTATTAAAATAATTTGGTGGATTGACAGCAAGCAGGCTTGTTGTTTGATTTGATCTAAATAGCAATCCAGTTTTAAAACTTATTGATGCTTGTCCTCTGCCTGTATAACACCAATCTTCTCCTTTTAATATTTTTACAGTAGAGTCAGTAGTGTCAACAACTCCATTCCAAGTAAAAACTATATCTTCTGGACAGGATAAATACCAACCAATTGTATTTGCTGTTGTTACTGGATAGCAATGATAAGCATGTTTATCTGGAGTTGCATCCATCCATTCTCTTCTTACTGGAAGTGGATCAAGATTTAAAAACTTTGTTCCCATCCTGTAAGCTTTTAAAATCGGCTCCATTAATCGCCAGTCTCCCTATATAGCTCTGGTGTGTGATATTTTTCACTATAATCAAGCATTGTTACAATTGAATACTTAGTTCCATTATGAACCTTTTTTGCCTGATGAGGATACATGTAGTTTGAAGGGAATATGTATAGATCTCCAGCTTGCGGTTTAATGTCTAGCTTTTGGAGTCTAAAATACAACTCTCCGCCCTCGTAGTCATCGTTTAAATAACCAACCAATGATACTACACAGTTATAAGAAAATCCATTATCGTGGTGCTCCATGAAGTGATGTCCTGGCTCATATTTAATGTAGTTAAACGCTTCCCAGTATCTTAGCTGATAAATATTATACATTTTTGCATAGTCTTGTACAGCTGCAACCTGTGCATCAAAGCATTCTTGCCAAATTTCTTGTAGCTTTATTGAAGGTTCAGTTGGATCTTGGACAATATCAGTTCTTTTAAATTTAATATCCATGCAGTCTCTATAGTCTGGCATTCTTTCTTGATATCCAACATACGCTGGAGACCACTTATACTGATGTGATTCGTCAGCTAAAATATTTTCAAGTCTTTCAGGGATCCCTGGTTTAAAAACATTTCTATAACACCATATTCCATCGCCCAAATCAATTTTTTCTGTCCATGTAGGTGCGTTAAATGCCTGCATTTTATCACGCATCATTTGTTTTACTTCTGCTTCAGTTTTTAATATTTCCATTTTTATCCTTTAGTATGTCGATGATCCGTAGCCTGGTTGCTCGGTAAATAGTTTTGCAGCTTGTGGTTGATGGGCAATATCATTTAAATCCATCATGATTACTACACAATATTTTGTTCCTGACTTAATTGGTAAAGATGCGTGTTCGTAAATGTAGTTGGATGGGAATATTGCAATATCTCCATATTCTGGTTTTATTACTTTGTTGTCCAATCTAGGGAAGTATATCTCGCCACCCTCGTAGTCATCGTTTAAATAAATAACAGCTGAAACTGTTGCGCTATATACTGGACCATGATCAGCATGAATCTTAAACTCTTTGCCCTCACCCTCATACTTTACAAAGTTAAATACTTCGTAATATTTAACTTCAATACCCCAATACTGACAATAATCATTAACACATTTTTTTAACTTTTCATATATTTCAGAATAAACTTCATGCAATTCTTTATTTTTATCATTTATTGGTCCAAGGGATTTTGTATTCATTTTAAAATCAACACAATCTCTTGCTTTTTTAATTGGAGTCGCAGAATTAGTTACTCTAGCTTCGCTCCACGAATACTGAGTTCCGCTTACTAAATTTGATTCAAGTGTGTCTATGTATCTTTTTATATCTTCTTTAGAAAAAACATTTTTATAAACATCAAGACCTAGTGCTTCATTTACCACAGTTATTCCTTCAAATAACTTATTTGGCCTTCTATTTACTGTGGTCTCTGATCGATCTTTGTCAAACCAGTCATTCATTTTATTCCCCTTGCTATGTATTAAAAGTATACCATTTTTTATTATTAAGAACAAGATGCAATAAGGGGGCAGATTGTCTGCCCCCTTATTGTTTATATGTTTAGGCTATTGTTAAGAAATTACCTGCAATATACCATGGATTTGGAGTTGTTCTTACATCATATACATCATGTAGGTCTTCTGTCTTTGTTATATTAACAATCTCTACATATGAGACCTCTGACATTTCGCTTATCATGACTAATACGTCTCCAATTTTGACCTCTCCAGTATCTTTATAGGTTATTCCGTTTTCAGTCTTAACGAATACTGGCTGCCCGTCTGAGAATGTAGCTTCAAGGTCATTAAACTTAAGTAATGTTTTTTGACTCTTTTCAATTTTTACAATCTCTGACTCAACAAATGTAACATGGTCTGAAATCTTAAAGTCTTTTAAGTTTTCTCCATTATTCATATATTCTGGGCTTACGGTTAGAATTTTATCTCCAACCAACAGCATGTGTGCTGGAACCCATCCATTTGTTGCGGTTAGTACCTTTGTATCTGATCCAAGACACTTGTATCCCTTGAATCCTGGTGGGAAGAACGGACCGAATGAAGGTGGGAAGAACGGACCGAATGAAGGTGGGAAGAATGGTGGGAAGAATGGGAAGTAAGGGAAGTATGGCGGGAAGTATGGTGGGAAGAATGGGAAGAATGGGAAGAACGGTGGGAAGTATGGTGGGAAGAATGGGAAGAATGGGAAGTAAGGTGGGAAGTAAGGTGGGAAGAATGGGAAGAATGGGAAATACGGCGGGAAGAATGGGAAGTAAGGTGGGAAGAACGGCGCCGTAGTAGTAATAGAATTTGAACTAGCAGAATAAGTAGAATTACCGTTAGCATTTTTAGCTAAAACCTGGTAAGTTTGTGCTGTCCCTGCAGTTTCTGAAATTGTTGCCGATGTTGTGTTTGCATCGTAATTATACGTTGGACCATCACTTGACTTTAATGTGTATCCAGTGATAGCCTTGCCTCCATTATTAGCTGGAGCTGACCATGTAACAACATCCTGGTTTGCGTTTGGCGAAGATGCCTGAGGCGCTGATGGTGCTTGCGGAACAGTAGTAATCGCTGTAGACGCAGAAGTTGTTGGCTGGCTATTTCCAGCATTATTTGAAGCAACTACAGTAAATGTATACGAACCTGCTGTTAAACCAGTAAATGTATAGCTAGTATTTGTTGTAGTTTGTGTTGTAGATGCAGGTGTTGTTGTAATTGTATAGAGTGTCGCTGGTGGAGAGGCTGCTGGTAAAGACCATGAGAGCGACGCTTCGCCGCTCCCATAGGCCTTATTTGTTCCAACATCTGTCACTGTCAGCGATGTTACTGCATTTGGCTCAAGAAAGTTGTCTTGTGCTGATGATTTAATACCTATCTTTTTATTTGCCATTTATTATGCTCCTATCTTATGCTGACAAGTCTCCAACAAGTACCCAAGTGTCTGTTGCTCTCTTGAATAATGATGCTGATGACCATTGTGCTCTTAATTTATTTCCTGGAGTATAGTTTAAGGTTACTCCTGAACCTGCTGCAATTGTTACTGCTCCGCTTCCAACTCTTAGAAGGTCGATTGTAGTACCGACTGGATATGCTACTGAAGAGTTTGCTGGAACTGTAATTGTAACTGCGCTTGAAGAATTAACTTCAATCATTGAGTCTCTTTCTGATAAAGAGCTTAATGTATAATCTGCAGTTTTTGATGTAATTGTTGTTTGTGATGGAACGCCCTGCTTTGTTTGTGTACCATCTGAGAAAACTACACCTGATGAAGGTGTAACTGTTGTTGCTTCAAGTGCTCCAACAGCAAGTGCATCAAGTGATCCTTGTCCAAAATTAACTGTTGTTGTAGGTTCGTCTGTAACACCTTTAAACAACTTCCACTTTGAATCTGAAGAATCCTTAACAAGACCTTGGTGTGCATATGTTCCATCATTATAAGATGCTACAAAACCTAGGTCTACTGTGTTAGAGTTATTTCCGTCTCCAAGATAAATAACTGGGTCTGCAGTTGTAAAGTTTGTTGTATTTACAGTTGTAGTCGTACCATTGACAGTTAAGTTACCTGAAAGCGTTAAGCTTGTTCCAGAAATTGCTCCTGTAAATGTTGCACCTGAAAGATTTGCTTTTGCATTAAGTGCTGTTTGTGTAGCAGTTGAAACTGGCTTGTTGGCGTCAGATGTATTATCTACGTTTCCAAGTCCAACCATTGCCTTTGTAACTCCAGATACTGTACCAGTAAATGTTGGAGATGCAATAGGTGCCTTAAGAGCAAGTGCTGAATTTACATCTGCTGTTAATGCCAAAGCTGATGTGTCTGCAATACCGTGAACATTTGTTGTATCTGATTCATGGTTTGAAAGAGCTGTGTTTGATGCCTTTGAATCAAGTTGTGTTTGAATATCAGATGTTACTCCATTTACATAACCTATTTCTGTTGCAGAAACACTGCCAATTGAAGTTGTTGCTGGAAGAACTATTGTTCCAGTAAATGTTGCATCATTTTTTGGTGCAAAAATTCCAACTGCATCTATATCTGCCTGCTCAAGAGCAGAAAGTCTATTTCCTTGTGCAGTGTTTTCTGTTTCTATGTTATCAATATCTAATTCTGCAGCAGCTAATCTTGTATTAAGATTTTGATTCTGAAGATCAACAATATCTGATTCTGCAGCATTTAAATCATTTTGCAACGAAATAATGTTTGTAGAATTTTGAGTAACTTCTGCCTGTATTGTTGTAATATCAGACTGAACACCAGTAACAGTAGTCTGAAGGTTTGACAAATTAGTATCTGTTGTGCCTAAATCTGCTGTAAGTGCTGAAAGGTCTGAAGATACTGTGTTAATGCTTGATGTAAGAGCGGATTGAACAGCTCCTAATTCATCTTGAACATATGATTTATTTGCAATTATAGTTGTATTAACTTCAATTGTATCATTATTTTTTGAAAGACCGTTTCCAATATTTACTGGTATTGCTCCAGTAAACTGGCTGAAGTCTAGTGAATCTGTTCCTAACTGGAAAATTTCTCCAGCTCTTGATGCGCTTGCAAGAAGTACGTATCCGTCTCTTGCATTATTTGTTCCTTCAGCAACAAATGTGAAAAGACCCTCTTTAACTTCTCCGTCTACGCTGTTATCGGCATCGGTTGCTCTTGTAAGAACTGCCGCTGAGCTTGGAGACCCTGCATTTGTTACAACATAGATACCATTTTGTTTTGCATCTGTTTGATCTTTTACAAGAACTCTATCGCCTGCTGATAGAGAAACTCCATCAATTGTTAAAGCTCCGTTGACAGAAAATGTTAAGGTTTCTCCAATTCCATTTCCTCCAGATGCATCTGCTGAACCTGCTGATCTAGTTACTGATAAATTACCTGTTGTTGCAGCTTTTACTGCAAGCTTTACAATAAGGCCAGATGAGACAGAAGCAACGTGTAGTTTTGATGCCCAATATGCGTCATCTATCTGACCATTTGGAACTAAACCATTTGAATCCAATGATGCAACTCCACCAGCAATTCCTCTATCTGTTAAAGGAATGTATGTGTTGTCTACTGTATTAGAAAGACCTGAGAGTTGATTATCTACATAGCTTTTTAATGCAATTACATTGCTATCTACAGCAATTGTAATTGTATTTGTGCCGTCGTTGTATGTTTTTGTTAATCCTGCACCCATTGAAAGGGCAGCATCAATTGCGTCTTGTGCTAATTCTTGAACTTCTGCGTTATTTTTATTAGCATATGCTAATGCTGTCCACGCTGTGGACCCATTACCAAATTTGAAAAGGTTTGTGTCTGACTCGACACCCAATTCACCAGCTGCTAAAACTGGGTTTACGGAGGTCCAATCTGCTGCTGTTCCTCTTCGTACTTGTATTCTTACTGTTGACATATTTTGCCACCCCTAATTTAAACTATCTTTCAGATTATAACACTAGATTGTGCTTGAATCAAATGTCATGCTGAAAGAAGATGTTGTTGGGGTGCCGCCATCTACAAATTTTGTAGCTGATGTAACAACCCCGTTGCCTTGCACTGTATAAATTGGCTGACCGTTATAGTCTATAGCCAAACCAATATCCATAAATGTTAAGTCTGTTGCTGGATTTGGAATCTCTGAAGTAAAAGCAATTGGAACCCAAGTTCCATCGATCTGAACCTGCAGTCTACCTGCTTCAGTATCAAAAGCTAAAGGGGTTGTACCTAAAATTACGTTTGATTGAAAAGTGGCTTCTCCTGCCACGCTGAGGCCATTTTTGACCTTGAAGTCTTTATCTGTTGTTGCCATTTAAGTTCACTATCCCCTAAAAGTTGATTTGGTGGGGGAGATTCTGGCTCTCCCCCAAGGCCATATTATTTAATTATTTAATTAATGTTCCAGCTACAAGAACTTCTGAGTTATTGTTTGCTGGTGTGACACGAAGTCTGACATGAGTTGCATCTGTATCAGCTGTAATAGTGCCAAGAGATGATCCGCTTGTTGAAGACATTCCGTATTCTGTTAAATATACGTTATCTGCTGTATCAAGAGTTAAAAGAACCTCTGAAACCTCAGTGTGTGTACCATTTTTAATTTTAACAAGGAACTTAGCGCTTCTCCAAGCATTCTTGTTAAACTGATATGCTGTTGTAGCAGCTGCAGTTGCAATATTTCCTGTTGTAGCTGCAACCTCTTTAGCAACATCGTTTATATTAACTTCAAGGAAAGTTCTTGTTCCATCAAGTATTTCTGTTGCAACGCCGTCTGTATAATCGTTAGCGTTTGCTTCAGCAGTTGCTGCAGCGCCAGCTGCGTCGTAGTTAGGAGCTAGACTGTCTGCGTATGACTTAGCATTATTTTCTGCAGTTGTTGCATATCCCTGTGCTGCTGTATCAAGATCTGAAATCTCTGAATTTACATAAGTTGTATCAGCCTTTGTTGCAACCAAGTTAGCAACGTCTGTTGCATAATTTGGGTTATCTGCAATTGCTGCAGCCAATTCGTTGAGTGTATCAAGAAGCTGTGGTGCTCCAGCTACGAGTGCTGCAACTTCTTGGTCTGTGTATGCATTGGCATCTGAAATTGCTTCTGATTTAGCAGTTGCAATTGCTGAATTACGTGCTGAGACCTCATTTGTAATTGCTGTATCTGTGTAATCATTTGCATTTGACTCAGCTGTTGCTGCTGAACCTGCTGCGTCGTAGTTTACAGCAAGACCATCTGCGTAAGACTGAGCAGCAGATTGTGCTGCATTTGCCTTTGATGTTGCATCTGCTGCTGCAGTTGCAACTGCATTTGACTCTGCTGTTGCTGCAGAACCTGCTGCATCATAGTTAGGAGCTAGGCTATCTGCGTAATCTTCAGCAGCTGATTGTGCTGATGAAATTAATCCTGCTAGATCGCTACCGTTTAATGTAACTGCAGTTGCTGTAATTGTGCCCGCTGCAAAATTTCCATTAGCGTCACGCTTTACTACCGCATTGGCTGTATTATCGGAAGTTGCTGTACCGCCAATAAGGTTAATGATATAACTATCACTAGAACCTTCTCTAAGTATATTTTCGCCATTTACGGTAGCTGAAGAACCTTCTACTACCAGGCCATTTTTAATTCTAAAGTTTTTATCTACTGTTGCCATGTATGCAACCCCCTATTTAAGCTTTTAGCGCAGTTCTGTAATATCTAACCGTTACGGCAGTTGTTACAGGAGTAACGCATAAACTAATTATACCTGAATTTTCTTCAAATGTAATATTAGCTAAAGATTGATCTGTATTTGAGATTATGTTTGATTCTGAAACGCCAACATTTGCTCCGTCAGCAAGAACTAAGATTGAAGAAGAGTAAACAGAGTTTCCTCTGGTTATCTGTATTTCATACTTAATGGTTTTCCAATTTCCTACTGCAAAAGAATCTATTGTTGTTTTATTTTCTATACCTGATATTGTAAGGTCATTATTACCTTCAAGTCCAAGTAATGTTGTTATTGTATCTGTATTGTTGGATAAAGAGTTAATCTGTGTTTCTAATGACCCTACTTTGTAGTCAAGAGAATCTACGTCTTCTGATCCGTCTATACCGACTTTATTTTGTAATGCTTCAATTGCATCATTTACATTTGAATGCAGATCCGCATGTCCAGTAAGCTCGTCAGTTCCTACTGGATTTGTTAGATTGTCTAAATCTGTTGGAAAATTGGTTGCCATAGACACCACCTCATATTAGATTTGTGTATAACTAATTATACACTATTTTTATATTATAACTTGAAATTATGACAAATAATGTTTCCAGCAACTATTGTGTCTGTAGGTTCGGCATTAAACCTGTAAACCGTTCTTGTATCATTTATAGTTTCAGTAGACTCAACTACAATTTCAGAAACGGTGCCGTCTATATTTGCAGCAAACACAATATCTCCCGCAACTATATTTCCTGAAACTTTAAAGTGATATCCAGTCTCATCTTTTACAAAGATTTGCTCTTCATTAGAGAATCGTAAACCTGGATCGTTATTTATTGTCATTGTAGAGCTAACCGATTTTGGATATATGCCAGCTATCTCTGTTTTAACTCTTTGAGGAGAAGTAAATGTGCTGGTCGTTACATTATATTGACCCATGGACTCATCTATCAGCTCATTCCATGTGTATGCCCAAATTATATCTCCAACAACAATATCCTTTGCTGATTTATAAGATACGGTATCGTTTTCTCCTACAACCTGAATTAGGGTATCTTGATCAATACAACCTCCGCCGCTAAAGCTTGGGAAGCTTGGGAAAGTTGGGAACGTTGGGAAGCTTGGGAAGCTAGGGAAGCTAGGGCTCTTAAACGTTGGGAAGCTTGGGAAAGTTGGGAACGTTGGGAAGCTTGGGAAGCTAGGGAAGCTAGGGCTCTTAAACGTTGGGAAGCTTGGGAACGTTGGGAAGCTTGGGAAGCTTGGGAAACTTGGGCTCTTAAACGTTGGGAAGCTAGGGAACGTTGGAAAACTTGGGAAACTAGGGAAGCTAGGAGGTATATATTCACATGCACCTTGTTTAGCTGCAGCTAAAGCTTCTGCTGATGTAGCTCTATAAACATATTTAATAGTTACAGTTCCAGATGTTACTGTAGTATCTGAAGGCATTGATGATGCTGTGCTTGGTCCAGAAACTGATGGTGCTGAACTATAATATCCGTTAAAAGGATTACATGTTGATGTTCCAGTGTAATATGTTACAGTAGCATTTGGAGAAGCCGTTACATAACTACTAGACTGTATTGTTCTGGTGCCAACACTGTTTGTTGCTGTTGCAAATGCATAAAATACAGCTGGCCCTGTGGTTCCTTTTCCATCAGACACTGATAGATCAGATTGCTGTACTGTGTAAGGTGAACCAACATCAACAAATTGTCCACTTTGCCATCTCTTAACAGTAGAACTTACAGATAAGTTTGTACCGCTAAACGGGGTTGTAACGGAGGCAGAAATTGAACTTCCAACTTGACCAGAACCATTTATATCTACTACTCCACCTGATGGGGCAACATCATTTGATTTACATTGAACCATTGAAGAGTAGTATTCCTCTGAAGTTCCTTTTGTATTGCTTGCATAAGTCAATGCCATAAAATATAGTTGACCTGACTGATCGCTTGATGAGCAGGTATATGTTGCAGATGCTGAAGTTGAACCTGATCCCGTTGCAACAACATTATATGGAACAAAAGATTGAGAGCTTGCAGAAATAATTTGAACTGTTACAGAGCTAGGGTTATTTGCCCAACTTCCTGAATTAGCCGTAAGAGTTGTTCCAGCTACAATGTTTGAAGTAGGTGTGAGCGTTACAGTTGGGTTTGTTGGGATTCTTTGCTCTGAGGTAAAATACCCATCTCCTGATGTCCAAGGACCTACGAACCCTCTTGCTGTTCCATTAACTTTAACTCTCCAAGGTCCAGACAATGTGCCTGGGGAATAATTTGCTATATTTTGAGTTGTTGCCGTTGTTCCTTCATAAATTGGACCAAATTCGGAACCAAAAATGTCTGTATAAACTCCATAATATGACTGAGTAATATTATTTGCTACCCATTCAATTTTTCCAGCGTTATCGTCGTATCCATTAACATTTGCTGAAACTGTTGCGGTTACGGATGGCTTATTAGGAAGCAAGTCAGAAACATCTGCATTTTTTCCGTACCCCTGAATGTACGGTGTGCCTGACATTTGAAGGAATGGATTATTATTATTTATAGGATTAACTAATACACCTAAAGTTGTTAAGCCCACCAATGCGTTTACGTCTGGTGATCCAAAATCCCAATCAAAATAGTTATTAACTTTTCCATCTACAGTTTTATATGTTAATGGTATTCCTGGTCCCTGCCATTGAATTGTATAGCCAGTGGATCCAAGTGATGGGCTCCAAATAATTCTTATTGAGCCATTTTGTAAAACTTGAGTAAAAGCATAAGTAAGTTTTTGAGGAGGAACAATTGTATTATCTATAGTTGCATATGCTGGTTCACTATCTTGAGCACCAACGGCAATTACAGAACATCTGATTGCATATCCTACAATATTTAAATCTTCAGAAAGATATAAAGAATTAGTTGTTTTACCAGTCAGGTCGGACCAAATTATCCCGTTTGACGTAAATTGACCTTTTTGCCATTGATACTTGTATGAATCTACTGTTCCTATCCATGTTCCGTTTGAAACAGTTACGGTTTGTCCTAGACCTCCGCCGATACCTTCTGGGTACTCCCATGTAAAAGTAGGTGCGGTTTCATTTATTGGAGCGCCATAAAAAGCTACCCATTCAGACCCATTCCAAATTAATGCTTTTTTAGCATCAACCCAAGAACCGCTGTTGAACAACTTTACTTTTTTAAATGGATTCCAGCTGGAACCATTAAAAATATTTGCGCTCACTTATTCTCCCTTATATCTGAATGTAAATATCGCCTGTTGTTGGAGAAGCAATTGTCGGACTTTCCGAAGAACCAAAAGCTATCTTATTTGCTTGTGTTGCATTATCTGGATTATGGTATCCGTATGCCTGTGCATTAGCATCTGTAGCAAGTTTTACCCAATTACCATTTGTAGCAACATATGCAGTTGACTCTGATGATAAAGAAACAATTCTTCCGCTTTCATATGTTGGAAGAGAAGAATACTCCTCATAAGGAATTACAGATTGTAAAATTTTACCGCTTGAATTTAGTCCTGCAAATCCGTTATTCTGATTTCTATCTGCTTCTAAAACATAATCTCCTAAAGTGTTATTTAGGCCGTCTGTCTGTACGTAATTATTTTCTGCATCAGTAATTGTTAAATATGTTAATGCAGCAACTTGAGATGTTAAATAATTATCAAGATTTAAATCACCCCAATAAGCACTTGACCCGTCTGTTGTTAAATATTTACCTGTGTTTCCTGGCTGATAAGGAAGCCCAGAGTTAACGTTTAATCCGCTAACTGAAGCAAGGCTAAAATCAACTTCTCCAGTAAATGATGGAGAATCAATTGGTGCTTTTAATGCAACATTAGAAATTGTTTCATAAGTGCTTATTGCATCTGTTATATTTAATTTATTTCCAAGCTCCGTTGTAATTGTTGTTGCAAAATTAGGGTCTGCCCCTAGAGCTGCAGCAATTTCATTAATTGTATCAAGAGTTCCTGGAGCTGATCCTAAAAGATTAGCTATTGCTGTATCTGTATAACTATTTGCATCAGTTTCTTTTTGATTAACATAAGAAACAGTTGCAATTGATGACGGAATAAAGCTTGGATCAATATGATTTGTAGAATCTAATCCTAGATATCCGTTTGCCTGATTTCTATCAGCAATTTCTTGATATCCAGAAAGTGAGTCTATTGTTGCGTATGTGTTTGCAACATCTGATCTTAATGTGTCGGTTGCATCTAACGCTGCAAGCAAAACCTGTGTTCTAGCATTATTTGTTGCGGATATAGCTCTTGCATTTGTAAAATATAAATTTGAGCCTTCTGGTAAATTAGAAGTAGTTTTACCAGTCAAGCTTGCTGCTGCATTTATTGCTGATTGTGTTGCTGCAAGAGCTCTTGCATCAGTAAAATATTTATTTGTTCCTTCTTCAATATCTGAAGTAGTCAAAGCATTTATAGCAGCATTTCTTTCATATTCTTCAGAAGCAACGGCAGTTGCAATTGCTTCATTTCTATTGAATACTTCTTGCCCTATTGCATCCGCAATAAGAATTTCTGTATTTGCATGAATTTCAGTTTTAGCATCAATAATTTCAGAATCTGTATATGCTTCAGCAACTGAAATTGCATTTGTTTGTGCTTGATCAGCTTTTAATTGAGCATCAGTTGCTGCTGCAGAAATTGCTGCTGACTGTGCAGCGCTTGCCTTAGTTGTTGCATCTTGACTTGCACCAACAATTGCTGCTGCAATAGCTGCTTCATTTGCATCAATTGCTCTTTGTTCTGTAAAATAAAGATTTAATCCTTCAACAAGATCTGAAGTTGTAACTGTTTGCCAGTGTCTGGCAACCGCCTCGTCTACTTCTAAATTAATAGAAACCTGATCTGGCATTTGTCCAACATAAATTTTACCAGTAGGACCTAATTCAGCAACTCCACCAGCTAAACCTGGTTTTAGTGCGTAGTTTTGAATATTGTTCCATCTTTGACCATTACCAATTTTAAATTTAAGAGTATCTGTTTCAATTCCAATTTCTCCAGGTAGCAAGATGGGATTATTTGCAATCCAGTTTGCCGCTAAATCTCTTCTAAATTGTATTCTTGTTGCCATAATTAATTTGATCCTCCTAGATCTAGTGTAACACCTTCTACGTCTAAAGAGCTTCCGCCATCAATTAACGTATAGTCTTCTTCTGGCTCTGGAATTGATCCTGGGTCTCCTCCAACAAAAGCATTTGGAAACTCTGCATCTTCTGATGAATTATCATCCATTGGTGTTCCACCGTCCATTTTCCATAATGGTATTTCTTCTTGTGGTCCTGCTTGTTCATTAATATCAAAAAATGTTATCGGGTTATGAATATCAATTGTATGCACTGAACCGTCAAACGCATGTGTATGTCTGTAAAATGGGGTAGGGTCATCACTTGGAGGTGTTAACTCAAACCACTCTGTTCCATTATAAACTCTTATATTTTTTGTAAGTGTATTAATATAGATGTCACCTTCTTCTCCAACTTCTGGATCAGAAGTTGCAGTATAGAGGTTTAACGGAACTCTCATTTTTCTAGACATATTAACCTACAATTACTACTCTATACTCATTTGATGTTGGTGCAGATGCAAAATTAATTCTGACAAAATTTTCAGAAGTATGCTCTACGTCTGCTTCAACTTGTGCATAAGAAGTATTGTTTTCAAAAATTTGAACTGTAACATCTTTTGTATTAAGATTATGCATTATTGTAAATTGAGTTAAAGAGCCGTCTCCGATTGTTATTGCATATTTACGTGCAATAGAATGATAATTTGTTCCATTATTTGTCAATGTCCATAGGTCGTTTGTTTCATCCCATGTTATTGATACATCAGCTTCGTCTCCACGATTTACTGTAATGCCAGCATCTGTTGTAGGTGAACCTGTAAAATTAGTATTTAATACAATTGTATTATCATCAATATTTACTTCAGTTCTATTGATAGCATTTAATGTACCCTCAATATTAACATCACCATCAACTTGCAAGTTACCGATGATGTGACCTGAAGCTGCTGTTATTTCACCAGCAAGAACTACGTTATCTGGCAAACCAATTGTTACATTGTTTCCATCTCTTTCAACTGTAGTTTCGTTTTCAACATCAAAAAATGTTAATGCTGTTGATGCTTCAGATGCTGCAATTTGTGTATCAACGTATTCTTTGTTTGCTGCATCCTTGTTATCTACTGGATCTCCGACCCAATTAATCTTGTATCCGTCTGCATCAAAATCTGCACCTAGTCTTGATCCTGACCCAATTACCTTATTTGTTAAGGTTTGTGAATCAGAAGTTCCGACTACGTCTCCAGATACTCCGTGTACTCCAGTTATAGAATTATTGTGTGCATCTAAAGCATCTGTCAAGCTTTGTACTGCATCTGCTAAATCTTGTGGGTTTACTGATATCTGTACCCAGGCTGTACCGTTATCTAAATACAGAGTTTGATTATCTGTAGCTACATAAAGGATTCCACCTTTAGATGGTGCTGGTCTTTCTGACAATAAACCGTATTTTGTTGCTCCGCCCGCAATCCACTGCGTACCATCATAAAATCTTGTTTCTTTATATGTTGTATTGTAGTATAACTGTCCTGCGACTGGCAAAGATGGGTCGGCAGACAGATTTTGTAATCTAGCATTTAGCAACTCATTCTTGTTGAGATCTAAGCTAACTGTAAATTTTCTTGCCATTATCTATTCTCCTTATGACAGATACGCTGTTCCCGAAAAGGGTTGTGCCATCGTCAGTGTTATTGTATTTTCATTATTCCATTCAATACCAGTTTCCCAAATATCTCCTGCGCTATCTTTTACAGTTATATTTGGATGATATCCTAAATAATGATTAATTGTTATTGAGTAAATTCCATCAGTAGGTCCATCAAGCTGTGACAATTCCCAGGAATATATACCTGTTGCATTTGTTAGTTTTATTTTAACTGCATCTTGCCATGTTGTATTGCTTGGTTTTGGTCCCCAGAACCAAAACTGATCAACATCATAATAATAATCTCCTTCTAAACCAAAATTGTTAGAAGGATTGCCGTGTCCATTAAGAATAGTTCTACCACGTGGGCCCTGAGGTCCTGGTGTTGATACTTTTACATTTCTTACTTGTTCTTTAACTATAACTTTTTCGGCCATTATATTGTTACCGATCTACTGAGTGTCATAAAACCCTCAAGGAGTTTAATTTTATTCCCATTTGAATCGATAACCATAATGTCGTATGCAGATTTAGGAAAAAACATTTTTCCTGTTTGAGTTGGTGTCATTTTTACATCCAATGTACCAGTAGGTCCATCTATTGTAATTCCACCTGAAGGTGATGTAAGTGTAAAAGCTAATTTACTTCCACCTTTTGTATCTCTAACCTGCATCTTTGCAGATGCACCAGTAAGATCGATAGGTGTTACCTCGTCGTCTTCTGTATACTGAACTTGAAAAGTAAAAGTTGCGTTATGATCTACTTCCCAATTTTTTTGTACTGCCATTTGCTATAGTCTCCTAATAGGAATACTCCTGTACTAATTTTAGCACAGGAGTATTTCTAATTGACTAATTACTTGCTTTCTTTTGTAAATCCGAAAGCTGGCTCGTTTGTGTTAAGCGCCTTTAGAATAACTGGGAGAATTGCTGCAATTCCACCCTTTACCAAATCGCCTGGATTTGTATTACCAGTCATGTATAGGGCAATTGCTGCACCTAGGAAATGACGTCCGTAACTTGCTAATGCTGCTAGAATCTTTTCTTGCATTGTTACCTTTCCATCCTTATTTAAATCGGCTTTATCGTACTTTTTTGCCATTTTACCATCTCCTCTGGGACCATCCCATGGGTTTTGAGTTTTACCTCATGTATATATTCTACCATTAAGCAGAAATATCTACAATCTCACAATTTCCGTCTGATGTACATGCTAAAGTTTGAGTTCCGCTAGTACCGTCCTCTGTTTCATAAAACGATAAATCAGCCCAACGTATTTCCGAAGGCATCTTGGCAAGAAGTTCTAAGTACTCTGCTTCAGTAACTTCCTGATAAGGAGCTTGCTTATAGGAGTGATCTGAATGAGGCAGGAACGAGATACCAGATACTTCATCAAAGTGCTTGTAAACCCAAGCACCTACTTCCATCCATTCGTCTTCTTTAACAGAAACTGTAATTGATGGCTTATGTTCACACCAAGCACGTTGATAAACAAGCCAAGTATTCAAATGTTCAATTGCTGTAAGATCATTTCTTGTAATTGCTCCTTCTGGAGCCTTTACTGGGAAAGAAAATACATAAGTGTCATTTGGTTTCATAAAATCATCTTCCACTGGAATTCCAACTTCCTTTAAGAATGTTGAAAGTGGATCTTTTTTATCCCCACGTACTGTGCGAATATAATATGGAGAATGCCATGCATGCATTCCTGAAGAAACTCCCACAAGTTGTGACACTGTGCCAGAGGGTTTCACACATGTGATGGCAGCAGATTCATTAATGCCAATTTTTGCTGCTTCTTTTTTATTTACTTCTCTTGCATGCTCACGTAATGACATTAAAAATGCTTCAAGTGCAACTATATCTTGTTTACCAGACATAAATTTATGGCCAAATTGTCCAGTTAAAGAAACACCTAATAGTCTTTCTTCTTCGGTATTATCCTTCCAAATTTTACGAAGATACTTAAAGTCAGTTAGCGTTGATTGCCATGTGCCAAGTATCGTTGCAAGTTCAACCTTGCGTTGGATATCTTCCTTTGTATCGTTTTCACGTAATACGACTTCTGAAAGATTACAAAACTGATAAGGACGTAAAATAATTTCTGAACATGGGTTCGTTCCATAATGGATTTCAGGGTCTCTACGACCATATTTCGCCGCTTGAGCCTGCGCTGCTGCAACATTATAGATTCCACGTTCCCCAGACTTTGAGTCATACAAAGATTTCCATTCTGCAATAAACTGCTCCATCTCTGGTTTGCGAGAATACGCAACAGAGTTATTTGACAATGCACGTTGTGAATTGTTTTCCCACCAATTTCCAGATTTTGCTTGAGCCATCTCAATATCATTAATATTTGAAAGAGAAATCATAGCTGATCTACGTACACCGCCAACAACTACAATCTCACCAATTTTGCACATGATGTCATGTGCTTCAATCGGCTTAAACTGACGACCCGCTGCATTTTTAAATTTAGCAATTGTAAAATCAAAAAGGTTAATAAGTGGTTGTGGGCCAGAAGAGCGACCACCCATAGTTTTTAAACGAGCACCTGCTGGACGAAGTTTTGAAACATCAATAGATGGGATTTGTCCAGACCAAAGAAGTGCTAATAGCTCACGGAATGATTTTGCCCAACCCTGCTTTGAATCTTCTACTACAATTGTAGTTGTAGATTTTTCAAAAGTTTCTGGAACGGAAGGAAGTTTATTAATATATTTATACTCTACTGAAAATCCAACGCCCGTACCGCACATAAGGATATACATAGTCTCATCAAATGATCTTGGAGAATCTACTGGAACAAAGGAGCAATTGTATCCTGCAACATGATCACGTTCTAATGCTGCGCCAGCTGTCATTACAGACCTCATGGACGGCATAACGCTTCTGTTATAAACAGCGTTCTTTAACTCATCAACTAACTTTGTATCTGGAACATAACCAATTTCGGCTAAATGTTCTTTCATAAAATCAAAGTATCGATCTACAGTTTCACCCCATGTTTCACGACGATTTTCTTCTGGGATCCATCTTGCATATCGAGATAATGCTATGAAATTTTCATACGGATTATCAATAGTTTTTGACATTAATTCACGCCTCTTTCCTTTAAAAATAATAAGATACTAAGTGTATCAAAAATTTTATTGTAGGTCTAGAGCAAGAATAAAAAAAACAAGTTTTAATTATTTAATTATCAATCAACTAAAATTTTAGTCAACTGACTTGACAGTAACCTTAAACCAATGTTATTATAGTAGTTCGTTATCTCTAAAGGAGGAAATGCCAATGGAGAAAATAAAAAACAGGCTGAGTGATGTAGTACATAACTGGTCTTATATAGTAGTAGGAACACTATTTCTATTTGGACAACAGCCAGCTGCTTTGGCTTTATCTGCACCTCAAGTACAGGTAGAGACTAAATCAGAAGCACAACTTAAGAAAGAAACCCTAGAGAAGTACAGCAATACTGTATACAAGCCTTCTGAGATGCTTTCAGACTTAGAGTTAAAAGAATTACTCGAAGCTGTCGGCTTTGAAGGAAAAGCCCTTAAAACGGCTTGGGCTATTGCTAAGCGGGAATCCAATGGACGCCCAATGGCTTACAATGGTAACAGGAAAACTGGAGACAGTTCCTATGGAATTTTTCAGATTAACATGTTGGGAAATCTCGGCATTGATCGTAAAGAGAAATTCGACTTAAAGTCAAACATACTTTTGTTTGACCCAGTAATTAACGCAGAGATAACGTATTACATGACGCAAGGCGGAACCGACTGGTCGTCATGGAAGGGGTTAAACGCCCCAGCAAAGGAATTTTATTTAAAATTCCCAACGAAGTAGAAAGGATGTAAATGGAGATACAGTACGTATCAACATATATATCCATGTCTGAGAAAGGCCTGGTTGAAAAGCTTTTATGCCCAGTAGATCAGGCTTCTCTTATGCCCAATTTAGGATTAGACGATGAAATATTTTTATATTGCTTGTCATGTTCATACAAAGTAACAATGGGCGTATCAAAATATAATCAAATAAAATCAAAAGTTGATTGGTGGATTAACAGCATGGATAATATTGAAAACGAATCTAAACCCATGCCAGTAACCGATTCTATGGGGAGAGAAAAATTTTGGGAAGATTTAGGAAGGCAAGATGACTGAAGAAGAAAAAACTTCTAATCTAGAAGATAATTTACCTATGGTCACATATATCATGTTGCACAGAATATATGATATTTTAGCCCTAATGGCTAAGCATGTTGCCCCTAGTGAAGATATAGAAAAAATGATACAATATCATGAGGCGGGGTACTTATTGGGTCCTGCGCCTTCTTACACTCCAGGAGAAAACAATGACTAGAGATGAAATTCTTCAACTGCTATATGATGGTATAGTTGAAGATATGACATTTTTGTATAAAAATGCGGGGCTTGAGGAAAAAGATATTCAGGCTCATTTAGATCAGGGTACACAATCTTTTCAATTGATTTGTACTAATACCTTAACAAGACTTATAGAAAAAGGAGTAATAAATGGCTAAATATGTCTTTAAGCCTATTGATGATGTTGTTCACTCTCTTTATACAGAGATGAGCAATGGACTTGATAGAAGAGAAGAATTCCCTAACGGATTAACAGCAGAGCTTCACGTAACAGCTGATAGTGATTCTGAATGCGAACAAATTAGAATTATGATCAGTCACCTTCCTAGCTGGGAATTGGTTAGAAAAGAAGATTAGTGGAAGGGTTCCTTACACGTTGGACCGACGATGAAGAGTTTATGACTCTATGTCGTCGGTTTAATTCTATTACTGGCATGTCAAATACTTTTGACAACGCTCTTTATGGTAGACTCTATATTTTAAGACAACTTGCAAAAAATAAAAAAAGAATAGGCGCTAAATGGGCTGAGTGCGGTACATTTGCTGGAATGTCAATGTTTTTTGTTGCAGATTTATGTCCTTTAGAGTTTATAGGAATAGACTCATTTGAGGGCGTATCAGAACCTATGGAACATGACACTGATTATTTTAAAACAATAAAATTATCTATACCCATAGAGCCCGCAACCCATAACCTATCCGATTTTAAAAATGTTAAACTATATAAAGGATGGATTCCAGAAGTATTCTCTCAACTGGAAGATGCTCAATATTCATTTGTACATATAGATGTTGATTTATACGAGCCAACACGAGATTCTATTGATTACTTCTATCCTAAAATGGCTAGTGGCGGAGTAATGATATGCGATGACTATGGTTCATATAAAACTATTGGTGCTAGAAAAGCATTTCAAGATTTTTTTGGGAAAGACTCAATATTGGAGCTTCCTACTGGACAAGCAATAGCCTATAAGTAAGTATTGACTTTATTAAAACTTAATAATACAATTAGATTTACAGGTCGAGCTTTTTGTTCCCTGTATTGTGCGAAAGCACGTAGACCCAGATAGATCCGCCTCTATCTGGGTTTCTACTTTATTAGTGGTATAATTATGTTATGCCTAGAGATCACTTTTCTAAAGTAATGTCAAGCCCGTATTTTCAGTCAGAAAACTACAGGAAGTCAAAGTCTGGGCAAACAGAAATTAAAATCGAAAACTTTTTATTAAAAATTAAAAATAAAATAATGAGGAAGAAAAATGTTTAAATTTACCCAAGACCCTAGATGTCAGCAAGTTTCTGAAAAGATATACATTTTTAAAAACGTAATACCTAAAGAAATTCTTGACCCCATAAAAGAAGAACTTGCAACTTATGAAAAGGGTTCTTTAAAAAATTTATGGAGTGTTCGTGATTGGTACGAAGACAAAATGAGTCCTCCTCTAATGTCTACTTTCCCATTGTGGAAATTTATGTCAGAATTAATATACCCAGAGCTTGTAATTCATCCAGTTAGAAATATAATGATTACAAATAATCAAGATGAAGGAATGTTTGTTCACACAGACAGTCCTGGCAAAGGCAATTGCAGCCTATTAATGGAAATTGATCAATGGTCTACATGCTGTGAGCTTGAATTTGGATATGTAGCATATCTTGGAGAATTTACTGGCGGTAAAGTTTTTTATCCTAATATAAATCCAGACGGAACGATAAAAAAGAATGGTACTGACATAACAAAATCTAGATTAGAAGAACCTTGCCTTGAGCTACAGCCAGAAGAAGGGGACCTTATACTTCATGGAGCATGCTCACCATACCACCATGGTACAAGAGCTACTGAGTCTGGAACAAGATATGCATTTTCTTGTTTTTCATTGTTAGCAGAAGACAATCCTGGAACATTTTATAACTACAAAACCCCAGAATGGGAGAAACAGATTGGTTCTGAATCTGAACAGGATCTTACAAACTGGAATCAACCGCTTAGGTTAAATCCACAATTCAAAGAACTTATAGACGAAAAACTTGAACTTTACTCTAAAGCTTACCCAGCTTTTGAAAAACCTAAAGAATGACATATGAGTCTTACTATCACCTTCATGTTTGTAAAACTGGAGGAAGATGGTTTGCAGAAACATTTCTTTATGACAACCTATATACACATTTAAGGTTAAATAAAAAAATGTCAATAATTAACAGAAAAATTGCAAATGACGATTTTGGATATACACATTTTGGCTGGCATCCAGCTATAGATCAATCAACATACATAGTCTCTGGTATCAGAGAACCAGTATCTCAGATTTGCAGCCTTTTTATTGATGCTAGAAAAATTAAAACATTTGATGAAAAAATAAAGGAAAGAT